CTACTAGGCCCGATGGGTCTGTTGTATCTACTCAAGCGTCTACGGCATGTGACGGGTCCAATTGCACGACCAGCACGGCTACTACCACGACGCCACCAGGCGGTACGGCGACTACCGCGACACAGACCGATGTCAAACCCCAGGCGGCTTTTTGCTCGGAAAACCCGAGTTTGCCTATGTGCAGGGATTCTAAGTATGCGGTAACCGCCTGTTCTGCGCCGCCGAGTTGCGACGGTGATCCGATTCAATGTGCTATTGCGCGTCAAAGTTGGGCTACGGCGTGCGCCTTGGATTCAACCGATACGGCAGAAAGTACGGCGGGCCGTTCTGCTGCTGCTGTGACTGGTGACCAGTCCGAATCTCTGCCAGGTAATCGGACTATTTCGGTAGGTTCTTCTTCTTTTGATCAGACCCCTATTTTCACATCTACGGGCATGTCCGATCTGTCCGTGACTGTTAGTCATTCGACCTTTTCGCTGCCGCTTTCACAGGTCAATTTTGTTTTGGAAATGCTCGGAAATATCGGCGTAGCAGTTTCATTTCTCGCGTCGATGCGCATAACCTTCGGGGGTTCAATTGCCTAGCATTGTCACTGCTCTCGCCTATGCCATCGGCGGCGTTCTCGTCAATATTGCTCAGGCTTTGGCCGGTCGGCTCATGATTGGATTCGGTGTGGCCGTTGCCAGTTACACCGGCCTGGATGCTGGTCTCGGCTGGCTTAAAACGTCCGCGGTCGCGAATCTATCGGCGCTGCCGGTTGGTGTTGTCGGTTTGCTCGGCCTCATGAAAGTTGGCGTCATGATTTCGATTGTTTCGTCTGCTTACGTTGCTCGGTTGACGTTGGCCGGTTTGACGTCCGGCACGATTAAAAAGTGGGTGTATAATTGATTTATTTAACGACCGGCGCGAACGGTTCCGGTAAGACTCTTTTAACTTTGCACTATGTCCAGCAGATGGCGGTCAAAGAGTCTAGGCCGGTGTTTCACAATGGCCGGTTCGAGATCATCCCGGGCGGTCCGCTGGATAGTTGGAAAAAATGCGATTTCGCCGATTGGCAGTCGCTGCCCGAAGGTTCCATTATTTTTGTGGACGAGTGCCATAACGAAATGCCGGTTCGCACGGGCGCTGGTGGCGCTATGCCCGAATACATCCGGGGGCTGGCAGAACACCGGCGGCGCGGCTACGATTTTTTTCTGATTACGCAGCACCCGCTGAACATCGATTCTTACGTCAGGCGTTTGATTGGCGCTCCAGGTTGGCACCGCCATCTAAAGCGCGCCAGTGGCGCTCAGTTGGCGTCGGTGTTGGAGTGGCCCTCGGTTCACGATCAACCGCAGAAAGCCGGTTCGGGCCAGTCGGGTGAAGTGACCTTGCAGCGTTATCCGACCGAGGTTTTTAAATGGTATCAATCGACCAGCCTGGACACCGCGAAGGTAAAAATACCTCGTGCCCTAAAGGTGTTGTTGGCGAGCTTTTTGATTGTTCCGCTTGTGAGCTGGTATGCCATACGGCATTACTCTGCTATGGCTTCAAAAGTTGCGCCTTCGCCTGATGTGCCTGCGGTTTCTGCCAAAGCTGTGGAGTCGGGTTCGAGGGCCGCACTATCTGCGCCCGAGTTTATGGCGTCGTTTGTTCCGAGGGTGGAAGGCTTCCCGAACACGGCGCCGCGTTATGAGGAGTTGGCCAAGCCGGTCACGGCGCCCAGGATAGCTGCTTGCGCCAAAATGGGCGACCGTTGCCAGTGCTACACCCAACAAGCTACGCTGCTCGATACACCGGCTCCAGTTTGTGCCCAAATCGTCGCGCACGGCTTCTTTGACGATACTTTAAGTCCGTCGGGGTCTCGTAATGATTCCGTTGTTTATAGGCCCAAATTGGAGGTTTTGCCCTCCCCTGTTGCTCCAGATGCGGCCGTGCTGGAGTCTCCCCCGCAGACCTACCATGCCGCCCGTGGGAAAATCTAGAACATCGTGTTAACATTTGCCGCGTAGTTGCGATTGCCACACGGTAATTCTCGCGCTGCCGGTCTGGTGGCCCCTGCGGGCCGTAGCGTTCATTGTTGGTGTCCGCGTGGGACATATCAGAGCGGGATGACGCCTCCCGCGTGATTTTGATTACAGAAGTTTGCAACTATGCGTTGCACGAAAAGTAATCAAATTTAACATTTTATACATCGTATCTAGTACGTTCTCAGTCGCCGAAGCTGCGCTGGCGGAAAACGTACCGATCCCCGCGCCAATCTGAGGCCAAAGCTTTTTTAGCGCAAACGCGATAGCGGCTTGTTTTTCGGGTTTGTTTTCGTAGCTGTTGACGACAGCACGCGCCACCCATTCGCTGGCGTCCAGGCCCGCGATATGGGCCATTAGCACCACATCTCCCACTGGGCAACCGCATTTGCCTTGTTTCCATGCCGTGATTTGTGATCGGTTCGTTCCGATTACTTGCGCGAGTTTGTATTCGCTGCCTACTATCGATTTCGCTTTATCGATTAATAAATTCAATTGCTCGATGTTGGTCATTTTTTGCAACTTGTGTTAGATTGCATCCGTTCACATTTTGTGAACGACTTTTTTTCCTTACTTGAAAACATTATGCAACCTTTTTTGACGCGTGGGAATGAAGGTCGCGGAGCTGGCTCCGCAAGCGCAGCGCGGCGACAGCGCCGCGAACCCTCTCCCCCTGCTCTAACAGGGGGGGAAAGTGCCAGAAAGGCGAAGGTTGACTGGATGACGGCTACTTGGCTTCCGGATTCCGGCGAATCTCCTGGTTTGCTTGCATATGACTGGTTTTCTCGTGATTTATCGGGTGTCATGGGCGAATCGGTCAATGGGATGTATGGCTATGAATCGGGCGTTCGTTTCTTTGTACCGATGGATGGGACGGCTATTAATGTTGGCTCGGTCTATTTTGGTGGTGAGCACCACGGCGGTCGTGCTCGGCTTGAGCTAACGGGTGCTGGCTGCAGCAGGGTCATAAATTGGTTGTCCGTTTACACCCAACTGACTTTGCTTGAGGATGTGAAATTGACGCGGGTCGATCTCGCTGTCGATTGTTTGGAAGGCGAATTTTCGGTTGAGGACGCCGTAGGTTGGTACCAGTCCGGCGAATTCAATACCGGCGGTCGTAATCCTCGTCATTCCCTTGTTGGCGATTGGTTGAGTCCTAAGCATGGCCGTACTTTTGAGGTTGGCCGAAGGGAAAACGGAAAGATGCTGCGGGCCTATGAAAAGGGCCGCCAGTTAGGGAATCAGGCAAGCGTCTGGACACGGTTTGAGGTTGAAATTCGGAACAACGACCGTGATATCCCGTTGGAGGTTCTCATCGAATCCGATGCCTATTTTGTCGGCGCTTATAAGTGTCTCGATCGCATTTTGTGTGCTGCTGCGGAGCGCATTAAGACCCATCAGAAAGAGGGCGAGATATCCCTCGAACATCTCATTACCTATGCTCGGTCTGCATACGGCCAGTTGGTGCACGTGTTGCGTGCCTCCTGTTCAGCCGGTGAGGTGATTGACGCCATTTCCCGTCCAGGCATACCCAAGCGGCTGGAGCGTGCAAGCCTGGGCGGGTTTTCAAACTGGTCGCCGCCTGACCATCTTCACTAGGGGGAAATTATGCATGTCACGGTTAAATCCATCGTTAAGGGTGCGGGTTATTTCGTCGGTTCTGTCGAAGGCACAGACCACGACACCGGTCAAGTATTTATTGAAGAACCGTTCGATCAAAGCAAGGAGACCTACAAAGGATTTCGCACGGTCGAATACAAGTGTCTGGATTCAACTGTCGTTAAACCTTTGATGCATCTTCCCTTCCCTATCACTGCCAGCGTCGAAATGGAGATCCTTGCTACGAAGCGGGGTCAGGTGATTTTGGTGAAGTCTATTAAGCCTCTGGATACTGCGCAGCCGCTAAAGAATGGCTGACGTCTACGTCACGTGCACCGTGTCACCTTGCACGGTCGTGCACCAAATAGATTTGCCGATTTTGAACTTGGACGTTGAATCGGCAACACAAATCAGCAGTGCCATCCTGCTGGTGTGGGTCGTTGGCTGGACATTTCGTCAGTTCATTCGGCTCATCAATTTCGATGGTGATTCATCTTCAGAAAGTGAGTGAGTATGCGTAAGTTTGTCCTTCCTCTTTTGGCCGGTGTCGCTGGCCTCCTTGTGTCTGCGGAGTCTTTCGCGGCTGCCGCTACCGTGACCGACGTTGTGACCGAGGTCACGGCTCAAAATGCGCCGCTGGCTGCGGTTGGTATTGCGATTACGGTGATGTTTGTTGGCGTTAAAGCCTTCAAAATGGTTCGGAAAGCCTTGAACTGATCGGGGACTAGATGGGCCTGTTCGTCATCATTGCGATTTTGGGGGCGGCGTGGCTCATCTTTACAGCCTGATTTTTTTTCTTGTTGTCGGTGCTTCTGTATTTGTACACCGGCCATCTGTGGCTTCTGAAATTGTCGTAGAACTTCTTGTACCTCCTGGTGGGATAGGTAAGCCTTCCGAATGGATTGCGCGCCTTACTGGTAACTACGGTAATACGTCTTGCAGCAATTCTCCCGGCGCAATAGTCTGTGCAAATTCTTGGTTTGGCTCTGTGAGTTATCCGTATTTTCCGAAATATGCCCTTCCTTCAAATAGTACATATGACGGTTCTGGGGGTTTTTCCTGTAACTCTGATTTTACTGAGTCGTCGGGCTCTTGCGTTCCCCGTGCTACGCCTGCCGCTGCGTGCGCCGAGGTGTCGAGTTGGACGAATAAAGGTATGCAGATGGCTGCGGCTGGTAAGTCGTTGACTAAAATCGTTTGTTTCAAGGGTCAGACAGTCAATGCCCGCGATGCCATTCTTGGTTATCTCGGGAATAACTATATTTTTGGTCCCTATGTTTGCCCTGGCACACCTTGCACCGAAGGGCCAGGCGTTGCAACCGCCCAGGTGGTCTCAAACCCTTCTCAGGTAGTGAGTTCGATTGATTGTTCTCGTGCTGGCGGTCAGTTCGGCAAAGTAAACGGCGTTGATGTGTGCATTCCCCCTGCTCCCTTGGCGGGGAACACTCCAGGCATAAGTGACGCTGGCGTCAAGACCT